ACAAACTGAATAATAAAGATAAAAACCGAAAAAATGCCCGGGCAGCCAGTTAACATGTTAACTGCCCTGAAACAGGAATTTTTTCTCTGCATGAGAGGGGGCGCGGTGTCCGGAGCGATCGTTTTTTACGCCGGATGATACCCCCCCGCTCGGGTTACAGTCCGATGATGTCGTCCGCTCTGCCACTACCTCCGGACACCTCCGGCAGCGTCGGGTCCGGCATACCACCCGCCGCTTCACGAGCAGACTTTTGTCGATGGCATTCGGTACAGAGCGTCCAGAGATTCGTCTCCTCATTACCACCACCGAACTGAAGTGCAATGCGGTGATCGAGTTCACTGTCACAGAGGTCAACCACACGACCACAGAGACAGCACTGCCCGGCATCCCTGAGCCAGATATGACGCTTGAGGGAAACACGTGCACTGCCACTGACACGACGCTGTTCACCCTTCAGAATATTCACCCGTCGGGTATTCAGTGTTTTGATTCTGCTCTGGAGTGTACGAAGCTCAGCCATGTAAAATCCCCGTCATATGGCAATCAGTAAAGGAAATAAATATGTCATCGAAAAACCGGACCCGCAGAACCACAACCCGCAATATCCGTTTCCCCAATCACATGATTGAACAGATCAACATCGCCCTTGAACATAAAGGTTCCGGTAACTTTTCAGCGTGGGTTATTGAAGCCTGCAGGAGAAGGCTGGCAACAGATGCAACGCATCTGCGTCCGGCCAGCATGACAAATAACGAGAAATGAACGTTCGGTTACAGGAGCAGGCACCCACTGTCCTCCAACAATATTTCATCTTCATACCCGGCGGAACAAGACTTACCCAGCCGGAATGTACAGAATAACAACAGAGTGATAATTAATTTCTGATGAAATAATCAGGGTGCAGAAGGACTAAAGATAAACGTTTTCTTCACGCCTTTACGCGGCCTGTCCTTCTCAAATCGCCATTTTGCCATCGCCTTTACAACCTGCTCATCAAACAGATGGTGCGGCTCTGAACGGATAAACTCAATTCGGGTGACAGTACCATCAGCACCAATATCAAACTTCACATCAACCCGTCCCTTTATATAATTTGCCGCTGCATAGGCCGGATATTGTGGTAATGCCTTAACCAACTGTCGGGGCATATCTGTTTTATGTTGCGTACAGCCCATAACCAGAGAAGACAACAAAATAATTAACGGAAGATTTCTTTTCATTTTCATTCCCGGCACAGATAAGAATAAGTCTTATTCTAACAATGCCACCCTGTCGGTCATCAATCCTCTGCTTGATGGCAACGACAATTATCCGACTTAAATCACAAATCAGACACATAACAGGGCTTGCGAGGTAACACATCGTCCGGCTTCTTCCACCATCGCACCGGACAGGCGACTATGAGGGGCAACGCCGCGCTCCGTTAACGCGGTAAACCCCGGTGTGTATCGTTTTTGATTATCCCCGCACACTCGCGAAGAGGAGTCTCCCGGTCGGGCTGCGGTCTCTGTTAATGCGGGAATACGGCGACAATACCGCGCATGGATAATAAGGTCGCTCAACACACTGGCTGTAATGCAGCGGATACCATGCGGCATTTAGCGGCATTCATCGTACACTCAACGGTTAGCTCTTCATTCGTGGCATTCACCTGAAAGGTCCTGGAGTGTAATTGCGTACATTTACCACTGAACGAACCTTCAACAAGAACACGACCACGCTGCAAAATACGGAACAGAATTGTTCCCTGAAAAGGCTTTACGGTTACCAGTAATTTCTTCATATATCCTCCGGATAATAAAAAGCCAGCTTAGTGCACTGAGTGCGGATATATTCCTGCGCCCCTTCCAGCTGCTTCTGCATTGTCATCAACCGTTCTCTGAGGATGAAATAATCCCGTTCAGCGGTGTCTGCCAGTCGGGGGCCGGTTGCATTATCCACGCCGGAGGTGGTGGGGGCTTCACGCACGGAGCCTGGACAGGTGGCGTTGATCCGCAGGCGCTTACGACCAGCGGCAACGTCAGCGCGAAGAGTTTCATTTTCAGCTCTCGCATCGGCTAATTCCCTCGAGTATTTTGCATCGAGCGCAGCAACATCGCGCTGGCGCACCTGCATATCAGTAATGGTTGCGTTCGCCAGCTTCAGTTCACTGGCTTTGTTATCGCGCTGCGCTTTGTAGGTAATCGCGTTATCACGGTAATGGTCTGTTGCCATCCACAGCGCACCACAGGCCACCAGCAGAATAACGATAAACGCGGAAAGCATTCGGTTTATGTTCACCCCAGCAACCCCGACGAAGACAACATCATCCAGGCCATGGAAAGAAAAAGAGCAACCAGCATTAGTGAAAATGAAATGCCGACAATTACACAGAGGATCTTCGCCAGCGTTATGAGTTTGTCTGACATGCTTAATCCTCCCTTCACGATTTCAACGCAATGACCAGTTTTGCCAGCCCATACAGCATCGGGGACACAGCAACACCGACCGCCACCCACTTAATGGCAAAAGCCAGTGCTCTGCTGATGTCATCAGTTACAGGCGCTTTCAGTTCAAGGCCATTTTTCATAGTCAACCTCAACAGAATTCGTTTATACTTCGCCATGTTCTCCCTTGCCTTACTCAAGGTCAGAAACACAAAACCCCGCTTGGTGCCAACAAACGGGGTTTTTACTTTTATTCACTTAGGTTTTGCCAGTTCACAGGACTTCGTGTTATCCGCCCGCGTTGGCCAACCTCATTTTTCAGCAAAATATTCTGCTTATCTGTCGATTCCCCAGCACGCCAGCGCGCTCTCCTGGTCACGACGGAATACCTGACCGTAACAGTTATTTGAGCGAATACGGCAGTCTCTGCCACCGTCCTTAATCCACCAGCGAATCGCTTCGCATGCTCCCCTGCGATCACCTGCATTAATTCGTCTGTAAAACGTCGACGGGAAACACTTACCGGGACCAATGTTGTACGGACAGAATGACGCGATCCCCGCTTTCTGGGGTTCGGTCAGCGGCACTCTGATGTTTTTCTCCACCCACGCCAGCGCTTTATCACGCTCAATGGCGTTAACCTGGTCGCATTTTTCCTTCGACAACTTCATGCCCGGAACGACAGGTTTGCCATCCACCATGATGGCACCACGGCAGATGGTCCAGATACCTGCACCATCACGGTATGCCGTGGTGTGATTGCCTTCCTTTTCATCCAGAAACTGGTCGAGAATGTCAGGCGCAGACGCACCAGCGGCAATCAGCGCCAGAACGGCAGCCGACAGGCCGTATTTGATTTTGGTGTTCATGGATATATTAAATATTCAGCCGCTGTCCCTGGCCCACTAAATACGCACTTTAAGATAAGTCAGCCCCGGATGAAGCCAGTAAGCCGGCACTTTTTTAAAGGGTGGAGTATTAAAATCACGAAGAAGAGCCTCCCGCACAATTGCATCCTTATCAGCACCACTGGCCAGCGCTTCAATCTCAGCGGCTACCTGAAGATATCCCATGCAACGGCCAACGCGCTTCATCAGCCCCTGCTTTTTATTGTTCTTCAGGTAATCAATGGCAAATTCAATGAGCTCCTCACTGTGCTGGTGCGATGGAGGTGTTACTTTCCCATTTTCTGAGATGGTTATTTTCCCGGCATCACCGGATACAACAAAGGATGGCCGGTTACACTCCCATTCCAGCTCACTGAAATTATCATTATGAATACTGAAACACTCTGCGAGATTTTTGCTCATCACTTTCCGACAATAATCGTCAAACGCAGCAAACTGCTCATCGCGGCGTTTTTTTTCATCTTCAGAAGGCATCAGCGTCGACAGTTTTTTATTCAGTTCAGCAATTTCATTTTCCAGGCGACTGAAGCGCTGATTCATTTCTTCATGGTTCATTATTCACTCTCCCCGGGCGGCCTTACGCCGGTCCTCTCTGATTTTGAAATACAGGTTAGTCAGATATGTCAGCAGCCCAAACAGCAGACTTCCCAGCACGCCTATTGCCGCCCACTGAGACGGGGAAACCCTGTCCAGCAACTGCAGGAACCAGTAGCCCGTTCCCACCGCTGACGTGGTGTATGACACACCTGTTGTGATTTTTTCCATCTGGTACATACCCCGTCTCCCGTTATCCGGAAGCTGACAACAATAATAAATATCCTCCGGCATAGCCGGAGGTTTTTCAAATGCGCCTATAAGGCTCTCTTACCAGCCGCGCCCTAACAGGCGCACACGATCTGACATTTGCATCCAACTTCGTTACTTAC